CAATCAACATCAAATACTGTAGATAGCAGATTCATTATTCCAGGAACAGTTCCTTGCCCCACTTTCTCTGGTGGGACGTTAGGATCGTGAATGAGTTCTACTTCCCAATCAGGCATGTTTACAAATGCATAATATCCCTGGACTGCAGATAGTAGACCTGCAGATCCTGCACCAATAACAGATAATTTTTTCATCCCAATCCTGCGTTAAATCTCATAAACTCTATTGCGTTTTTGATTTGATAAGTACGATTAGTTATCTGTTTAAGTATACTCTCAATATAAACTAGCATTGTATCATAATAGTCAATTTTCAAACATACCGTAGATAATTTTTCATCAGCATCAAGATACTTCTGCATCGTATCTTTATCACGAATTTTTTTAGGAAAAGGATTTTGTATGTATACATCAGGGTCAGCTTTACCACTGAAGTATTCATATCTTTCGTGTCTAATATTTTTTCTTTGCTGTTCTGCTTTCTTTCTTAGTAAAAAGATAGTATTGTACATTTCAAAATACTTCGCATGGAGTGTGGGAACATTAGTAGACTCTGTATGAAGATTATCCATATCGATTTTAGAGTCTTTTTCCCACATCTCTTGAAGTTTATCAAGATCGATCATATAGGGTTGCCACGCATATCGGCTAGTGTGTATATAGTATACTTGAAACTTACTTCTGCTGTAAAGTACTCGATATCTGTATCAGTTGCATCAAAAGATATAGTTGATAAGGAATATGGAAATACATCGTTAAAAAACACTTGAAATTTAGGAACAAGGTTATTACTCAATATTTGTAGTGTAGCATCAGAATAGATGTTCTCACCTCTTTGTGCAAAATTTCCCGTAATCTTTCCTGCTTTATCTAAATCACTTAATTGACTTAGTTTTTCTGGATATCCAAGACCTCTGATCCAATTTTGAATCTCCATAAAATTGAAGAGATCTTCATCAACTAAAAATCTTAAAGTAAGATCTCCAAATTGGATCTTATCTCCAGGAACATCAATATCCTTTAGATAACTTGTTTGTTGTGCGATACCAAGATCTAAAGAAGGTATATTTGCCTGATTACAGAAAAATGCCGCAGCAGGACTCCTCTTCAGAGCAAACTTAAAACCAGTTGGTGATAAGAAGTTCCTATTTTGAATCGGAGTTCCTGGTCTCTCCTCAGGTTTTTTTCTGGTTGGCATGATTATTCAGAAACTACAGTAGCATTAGAAAAATGCTTTGGTGTGTAAGTTATACCATTTTTGGTAACAGTAGTTGCTTTATCTGCATTAGCATCAGACTCGTTAGTATATACCTTCCTATCATCATAGGTCTCAGTCCATCTGTTGTCACCTGTATAATATACATCACCAATAGTTGGATTCATAATACTTGGTGTTTTAATGTGAAAGGGCATCTTACTTAGTTCTCTACATCCTTATTTAGATATAAAAAAAGACCTCCCGAGGGAGGTCTGTGCCATTATTATTTTGTTTTTTTCTTCCTATAAAAATCACTCTCACACTTAAAATAGATTCGTGTTTGGATAAATTTAGGATCGATGTATTTGGTTGGATTTGGTTTGTTTTTGAATTTGTATTTAATTGGATTTGTGTAGATTAGTATGTGATCGTATTTGTGAGGTGTCATAAAAACCAATAAGGCAATCCTATTTAGCAACAAACATAAAAAAAGAGACCCATAGAGGGTCTCTTGGAAAAATATGTGTCCGATGGATCACATGAGGTTCTTAACAGTAACTCTTCTGTAGTAACGGTTGCTGTTAACACGGAGACGACCTGCTCCAGCAGTGGTTCCTTCTGCGAATGGGTTTGCGACCATGCCGTAGCGGGTCTTAAAGCCAATCTTGGGCTGGAAGGTGTTCTCTCCAACGGCACGAACCATCTGGAGGGGAACATAAGGACAATAGAACAGACCTGCGTCATAAGGTGAAGTACCCTTATAACCAACAACGTAGTACTGGTTAGCAGCAACGTTTGCAGAATATGGGTCAATGTAGACTCTGTACTTACCTTGCAGGACACCTGCGAAGGTGTTACCAGTGTCATCAACGTTCAGGTTTGCATTGAGTGCAGGGGTGTAATCAAGTACACCAGCCATGGTCAGTGCGGAGGCAACGTCTGCAGAGCAGAGGATCATGTTGCCCTTTCCTCTACGAGTTCTTTGTGCGATTGCGTTCGCATCTCTCTCGATTTGGAAAAGCAGACCCTTGAACTTCTCAACACTCCAACGTCCGTTTGAGTCGATGTCGAGGTCGAACTCACCAGCAGTTGCGGTGTTAGCACCAGCACCTGGTTCAGCAATCTTATAGATGGTTCTGATTACTTCACGGTTGATCTCAGCAAGAATCTCAGTAGAGAGAATGTTTGCGAGTTCAGCCTCAGCATTCAGACCATGGATTGCCTTGAGGTCCTGTGCCAGTTCCAGGGAGTACTCTGCTTTGAGTGCTCTGGACTTCGCAGTCACAGTAACTTTCTCAATGCTGAATGCCATCTGGTTGAAGGCAGTATCACCAGTGCCGCTGAGTGCTTCAGCATTGGCAGTGGTCATACCCTGACCGACATCATATGCGGTCGAAGATGCAGAACCAGTTGGGTTCAGAACTGCAGGGTTGGTTCCTGCTTGTGCTTGGGTAGTACCCAAACCAGCAGCAGCATCAGACTCACCTGCGGTGAGGCTTCTGCCTACGTTCTGACCGGAGAATGAGGTATCTGCTTCGTCGAATAATGCCTCGGTTCCAGTTTGACTGGTGAACTTGGAACGCATCGCAAAGATGAGTCCAGTAGGACCAGACATTGGTTGAACACCTGCGAGGTCATATGCGACCAGGTTAGGCATAGAACGTCTGATCAAAGAGATCAGAACGGGGTCGAAACCTGCAACAGGTGAAGCACCTGAACCCGAGAAACCAGGATTACCGGTTGAGGAGGGGTCGGTGTTTACGTTTGGTTGCTCAGACAGGAATGAACCTGAAGTAGCAAAAGCTTGTTGTTCTCTGAGGAACTTCTCTTGGTTTTCGAGCAGGACAGCGGTTACGGCTCTCTTGTGTGAATCTTCGATTTTATCGAGACCCTCATGGTTGAGGAGAGGTGCCCACTTTTCCTGCAACTGTTCGGATTGGAACATTTGCGGTTACCTAATACGTTTACGGTTTGATTTAATGTTAAATTCAGGAGTTTTTGCTAAAAGAACCCAGGGTTCTCATATATGCAGCCATGGATGCGGAGTAATCTTCTCCACCTGCATGATCTACACCTTCAGAAAGGGTTTCAGTTTTAGCAGTGGAAGACTCTTTCTTGGAGTTAAAATAGGACTCCTTGAGTGTTTCCAGTTTGCCACGATATTGATCTTCACTTTCAAACTCTACACTTTCGGCAAGTGATGCAAGCTTCTCTTTCTGAGTAGACGCAAGTCCCTCAGAAACATCATTGAGGATTCCATCAGCAGCAGACTCAGAGAGTCTAGCGTTTAGAGTGATGTTCTTCTCAATTTGCTCGTTGAGTTTTGTCTCCATATCATCAAGTTTTTCTACCATGCTCTCAAGTACATCATATTTCTCTTCAGGGATAGTTACATAATGTTCTTCAAAAAGACCCTTCATTCCAGAAAGGAATGATTCGGTCATTTCGGTCTTAAGACCAGCTTCAACTGCGAGTGCGTTCTCTTCAAACCACTCGTCAGAAACATACTCAAGATAAGAATCAACTCTTTCTGCGAGTGACTCTTTAGCAGCAGCAACTTCTTCTGCAAATTTCTCTGCATACTGTGCTTCCAGTTGCTCTTTGATTTGAGCAACTTTAGCATTGATTGCTGCTTCAAAAATTGTACGTGCTTTTTCTTGAAATTCTTCGGAAAGTTCTTCACCAGCGATCAGAGCATCGATGTCCTCTTGAACATCATACTCAGCAACGACTTCCTCTTCGGTAGTTACTTCTTCTTCAGAAACAACTTCGTCTTCGGTAGTCTCATCTTCAGCAACAATCTCGTCGGTGGTTGCTTCTTCTTCTTCGATGGTGTCCTCAGAGGAAACTTCTTCCTCTTCCTTCATGCCTTTCATGGCATCAGCAGGTTTTGCACCTTTGTTTACCACATCCTTAACTTGCTTAAGGGATCCACCAGGAGTCTTCAGCTTTGCTGAATCGTCATCTACTTTGTAGTTTTCTGGTGTAGGACCACCCAGATCTTCCACTGTAGGTGGTGTACCACCAGTGGTCAGTTTGGGCATGGGATCAGCAGGCTTTGCTCCAGCATTAACAGCGGTGCGGGATTGCTGTGTCTTTACTTCCATTTCTTGTAAATTCTTGCCACTAGACATTAGAACTCTCCGTGTTTTTCCGTATTAAAACTATATTTATTTATAAAATTAAAGATTAGATAAGAAGTCATTGAATAAATTAAGCTTATGCTCTTCAAGTTTTCTCTGATCTACTAATGTATTAATTGTCTTTTTGGTTTGTTCTGCATATCTTTCACGCAGAAGTCCACCTTCCCAAACCCACTCTTTTCCTTCCATAATACCTTCAACAAAAGCATCAGGTGCGGAAGGATCAGCAACGATATCAGCAGCAGTTGCTAACATAAAGTCGTCACCGACAACATTGCATCCCTCTCTCGTCATTTTGAGAGATCCAATTCCTCTAGAAGAAACACCGAGTTTTACTCCTTCTTCTACGAGATTTGCGGCAATCTTACCCATTGGAGTTCCAAGGATTTTTGCCTTACCAATGAAATTATCTCCACTTTCTTTCAAAGAAACGATTTTATGAGAAACTCTATCGAGGTTAACGGTAGGACCATCGGGGTGACCAAGTTCACCAAGTGCTCTACCAGCATTTACATGTGCTTCATTATAACGAGAGACTTCACGACGAAGAGTTTCCATAGGATACATACGACCATTACGGTTCTTGATGTTTCCTTGAAGGAAAACTCCCTCAATATACAGTGATTTCTTACCAGACTTAGTGGTCTCTACAAGAAATTTTACTGATTCAATTTCTTCTCTAATCAGTTTCATTAGGATGCTCCTCCGCTTGATTGTACTTGTTGATAATGAAGTGTTCCAGATCCATCACCATATGCAGCAACCATAAAGGAGCCTCTCAATTCTGCTTGTCCAATTACATTAGTATGTGCATATCCAACACCATAATCATGATCTACAATGATCCTGGTACTAAAATAACCTGAGGAACCACCAGAAGTATCTACAGAAGAAACAATTTTATGAGTAAAATCAAGATAACTTTGTCCTGTTACTGTTAACGAAACAGCATCTCCTGCTTCAAAAGGAGAACCAGTTCCCTCAGCAAAATCAATAACTGTTGTTGTTCCTGTAGTAGTAACACCAACAACCCTATTTGATTTAACAGAACCTAATGAGATAACTTCTGACTCTCCAGAATGCACATAATAATTTGTTGCTGCTGCGGTTGGAAGAGTTCCAATGGCAACGTGACAACCTGCACCTTTTGCCACAACTCTTAATGAGTCTGACTGCTGAAGGGTTTTATCAACACCTCTTCTGTTTGCACCACTAGTAATCGCAAAAGAGGAATTTACTCCTACTGGTTTATGTCCCATTATTCTTTAGAGTTCATTTATAGTAGTTATTTATAAATCAGACACCATCGGTGGTCTCAGGTGCTTCGTCCTCTACTTCAATTTGATCCTCTCCACTGAGAAGACCATTCGCAACTAGTGGACGGAAAGCATCAACTCTCTCTGCAGCTTTTGCATAGAGAACATCTTTAATAGAATCACTAATTTGTGATGGTGACTCATCACTAATGATCATATCTAAAAGGTCATCCATTTAATTGTATACTATACGACTATGGGTATTTATATCTCCCCACCCTTGGGCATTTCAATAGGTTCTGCGGCAGATGCATCAATCTCAGGTTCCATCTGTGGTTGACCCAAATCCATATTTGCTGCTGAATCTAAAGGTTGTCCTGTAGCAGGATCAATCGTTGCAGGATCTGGAATTACCCCATCCTTAATCTCTTTTTCAATCAACTTATCCTGTTCAATAATCTCAATATCAGTCTGACG